ATACCATGCTCGTCGATATCGTTAAGAACGTCCCCGATCGTAGAGACAATTAGTTTTGTGTAATCCATTTTAGGCTCCCGTATAAGAGTTAACATTATTTATCCCATACCATAGGGTAAAAAATATATCAACCGAAAAAAGTTTTAACTTTATTCCGCTTATTTAGGTTTTTCTTATGGCGGCCTTTTCGCCGAATACGCTTTTTAAAAGCGAGTACGACGGTTTGTTTAGCCATTCTGTTTATAGACTTCCCACATTATCCGAAGCTGCCCACTGATTGTGCGCCCTTCTGATTTTGCGAGACTTTTAATCTGCTCATATACCTCGATCGGTACTAAAACAGATTTCCATTTTGTTATGTCCATAAGAAAACCCCTACATATGGTGCTGATATAAGCGAATATATAGGAGCACTGAGGATAAAACAAGCAAAAAAAGCCCTGTACCGTAAGCACAGGGCGAGTTTAGGGAGGAAACCATTACTTCTGTAGTTTATACAACAATAAAAGTAATAAAGCTATCTGAATAGCATCAATCCAAGGTACGCCGAAACCATTGCTCATGTTACTCTGCCTCGCCCCAACTAGGCCCGATTTCAATATCGCACTTGCTAGGGATTTCTAATGGTACAGCATTTTCCATTATGTTGGCAACCTCTGCGGCATCTTCACGATTTTTCACAGAAATTGCGATTTCGTCGTGGATTTGAATGAGGGGTACGCGCCCAGTTTCATAAATATTTACCATTGCCTGCTTTGTCATGTCCGCAGCCGACGCTTGAATGAGCCGGTTCAAAGCTTTGTAGGTGTATGCCCGCTTCAGTCTGGTGGTCTCGCCGTACTCTTGCACCGCTTCGCGGTAAGGCAACGCCTTGTTCATGGCGAATGTATCGGGCTCCCAAAGGTCAAACCGGCACTTACGCCCTAATATAGACCGGACGGAGCCGCCGCTGGCGCGGTCGTTGAGCCGCTTTTGTACGCCGTTCATCAGTCCTTTAACAAACGGGACGCGCTCGTGATACTGCTTAACTAGGTCTTTTGCTTCGTCTACTTCGATGGCTAGCTGATCGGAAAGCTTGTTCACGCCCATCCCGTACATCATACCAAGGTTAATTGTCTTCGCTTGTTTGCGCGGGATGTCCGCCATTTCTGCCACCATCGTATGAAAATCCATATTAGGATCATGTCTATAAGCATTTACAAACTCCTCCACGCCGCGCATTTCTATGCCGCGTGATTTGTTATAAAGATGTGCATAATGAACCAAGATGCGCGGTTCTTGCTGCGAGAAATCAATCGCAGCCCACTGCTCGCCTTCTTCTGGTAGGAATAGGCTACGAATCATCGGCCCTAGTTCAGGGTCGCGGGCGGGGATTTGCTGTAAATTTGGGTTTGACATTGATATGCGCCCCGAAACCGTGCCGCCGTCGTCTGATCTAATCTGGTTGATGTGCCCGTGAATGCGTCCGTCTGACCGGCAGTGCTTCATAATGGTGTTAATAAACGTGCCGCTAGTCTTGTTTAGGTTACGCGCCTGCACGATTAGTTGTGCCAGTTCATGCGGGTGATCCGTTAGGAAAGACTTTGTAAAGGACGGCGCACCCTTTTCAGTTTTTGGATAAGCAATGCTTAACTTATCAAAAGCTTTAGAAATTGAAGCAGCCGCCCAAAGCTCCACGTCCATACCGGACACAGACTTTATTTGTTTAACGATGTCTTTTTCTTTTTTGACTAAAGCATTCCTTGTGCGCTCTACGCGGTCTTGGTCAACGCGAACACCGCGCCACGTCATGTCGATCAGGCACGGTAAAAGCTTTAGCTCTAGTTCGGCGATATGCCACAAGTCTTCCTTGGTTAATTGTGTGGATAAATAATTCCACAATTCCAAAGTTATTTCTGCGTCGTTTTGTGCGTAAGGCCCGACATACATTGCAGGCATCTTCCACATATCGGCTTTAGGGTCTAACCCAAACTCTCTGGCCGCTTCTTGCAGCGTTTTCTCTGTATTAATTTTACCCAGAAGCTCGTAACAAAGTGAGTTCAGACTGTAGCTAAATCTGTTTTCGTCTAGCAGCGCAGCCACAAGCATTGTGTCGATAATCTTCCCATTTAGCCCAAAGCCCATCCGGCGTATCCAGCCAGCATCATATTGTGCGTTGTGCATGATCTTATCCGCGGGGCACTCAAACACTTTTTTAAGCCACTTGTTTACGATCCGCTCGTCTAGGTTACCGCCGCCAAGATGCCGGATAGGTATGTACCCAGCCCAGTCTGCAACAGCTATTGCATAGCCTACAACCTCGCCATCACCGGTCGGCCATCCGGGCCCGTTGGTCTTGATGTTAGGGTCGCGAGTCTCAACGTCGATAGCGATTTGTTTTGCGCTGAAAATGTCAGGTAGTTCTGCGGGTGGGACCCATTCACTCTTGGGGCCGAACATTGTCATTTGCAAACTCATTAAAAAAGTTCCGTATCAGAAATAAGGTTTTCGCCGCCCAGCGCAGCATAGCCACAGATATCAATCCACGAGTCCTCGTGGTCTGTTTTCATAAGCCGTGCCGCCTTTACCATGATCATGCAGAGCACAAACTGCTGCTCCGTCACCTCTGTTCCTAAAATCACAGACCACAACTTGGCTATGTCCTGAAAGTTTTTGTGAGCATCGCCGTAATCTTTTGCGCGATCGCCGTTGATCAAATCACCAGCAGTATCTAAAATTTCTTCTCTGTTCATATCTGATAAGCCTTTGTTGCGTCTTCTGGTTCAACTAAAAAGAGGTTCTGTTTAGTTCTGGTAAGACCGACATAAAATACTCTGTGTATATCGTCGGGGGCGAGTTCAGCCGCTTTTGCCGCAGCCGGTGATAGTCCGGTAAATAAGACCACGTTATCTGCTTCACCGCCTTTAGAGCCGTGGATCGTGGACAGTTGTATACGGGGTTCGGCGTTAAATTTCTCACCCCGCCGGAGTAGGGCCGTGATGTACGCGCGGTCGGCACTGGGCAGCCTATCCATTGCTGTATGCCAGACGCAATCACGGATGTTTTCTTCGAGGTGCGGGCTGCCTATAATGTGCACCAGTTCAAGAAGGCCGTGATCCGCGATCAGTTCATCGAGTGTAACCAACTCATCATTATCTAAAGCGGGTAATTTTTTAAATCCGCGCTTGACTCTGTCTCCAACTGACATATAACTGTACACGGCTCGTGCAGTCTCCCCCGTAACTTGTTTACCCCTTCTTAACTGTTCCCATCCGTTGACAGCAACACTAATGCTTTCAGGCACGGATCGCTTACCTCGGTAGCTAAATAAGTGGCCGCGGCCGCGTAAGTCAGCTTGAACGTCAGAGAGGAAGTATGCGGCTTGGGCTAGCACGAGCCACGATCCCTGCGAAAAGTTAATAGCCGACACGTCTGTCACGCGCTCTACTGCTCCGTGGTCTTTGCGCGGCAAATAGTTTTTAGGGACGCGCCTTTTAATCCTACGGGCTACACGTTCGGCTAGTGGGTGCACAGAAGCGGGAACGCGGAAGGACTGCTCTAGTACCTCGTAACCGCCGTTAAGGCCGATAAAATGCTCAACATCTGCACCTGCCCAACGGTAAATGGCTTGGTCGTCATCGCCAGCGCAGTATATCTTTTCCGAATGCTGTTCTAAAACGTGCGCTACATCCCATTGTAAGGGAGACAAGTCCTGCGCTTCGTCGATAAAGGTGACCGCGAGCCGTGGGCAGAAGGCCGCGCCCTCTCTTACAAACACCTCCAGCATATCCGTAAAGTCGTAGAGCTCGAACCGGTTTTTATATTCAACAAGGCTGTCGGCTATGTACTTGACCTTGTTCCAAGGCTCGGCGATCTCGCTTTGGTTATACTGCTCGCGTAGGCCGACTTTGCGTAAACGGGCTAAGTTAATCAGGCTAATTACGGGATTACTATTTTTACTTAGGTCGAAAACATCTTCCCCGCTTATTTGCGAGCCGTCTACGTTTAGGTCAAAGCCGAGGGCCGCGCCCAGTTCTTTGTAGTGTTCGGACTGCATAACCTGTTCTTGCCGTATGCCGGATAAGCGGAGGGCAAAGCTATGTAGGGTACGGAACCACGGAAGCTGTGATTTATCAAAACCAAACCGTTTACTTGCCCGCTCAACGGCTTCATTTGCAGCCTGCTTGGTGAAAGCAAAATAGCCGATAAGGGACGGGTCTACGCCCGCGGACAGGGCTTCGTCTACCTTGTTAAGCAGGGCTGTAGTCTTACCAGTTCCGGGTGGGCCGTATATACGAAAGATTTTAGTTTCCATGTTCTTCGTCCACAATATCTTCAATTTTTTCCATAAACTTTATGAAGACGGGGGTTTCGTCTCCCACCCACGCTCCGACTACGTTGTAGAA